CCCTACCCTCAACCCTGGTCACCAGTCCCTGACCCCTCACCCGCTGGTCTGCGCAGTCTCTCCTCCGTCGGCCAGCGGGTGACGACCACCCCGATCCCCAGGAGCACACCCCATTGGCCTCTGCTAGTCGACCCGGAGTTGTGCTCGCTCTCAAGGAGGTCGAGGCACTCGCACGCACTCACACCCACCTTGCTGTCGCGACCCTCGCCGAGGTCTGCATGAGCTCCGACGCTCCCTCTGCGGCACGTGTGTCGGCGGCCAGCGTCCTCCTGGACCGGGGATGGGGCCGTGCACCGCAGACGATCGTTCTCGCCGACGCGACCGAGAGGCTGTCCGACGAGGCGCTTCGCATGCGCATCGCCTCCCGCCTCGCCGCTCTGGTGTCTGGGAGCGATCTCGGAGCACAGGACCTGGTTCCCGGAGAGGACGGGACCTTCGCCGTAGCAGAGATCGATGGCACTCCAGCCGACTGACATCTCCCCCGATCTCGTCTCGAGGGCCATCCAGGATCCGGAGCTCGCCAGTCTTCTGGCCGAGGAGCGGCGGCGCAAGGTTGGCACGTCCCTCGTGTCCTGGTGCCAGGAGGCCCTCGCCCCTCAGGGCATGGCCCCAGCCCGCCACCACAGGTTCATCTGCTCTCGCCTCGAGGCTCTCGAGCGGGGAGACAGGGCGCGCGGGGACCCGGATCGGCTGATGATCCTCGCCCCTCCTGGCTCGGCCAAGAGCACCTATGCGAGCGTGATGTTCCCTCCGTGGTACCTGCGCCGCCGACCCAGGTCCGCCATCATCGCCGCCTCGCACACTGGCGAGCTGGCGGAGGACTTCGGCCGGCGAGTCCGCAACACTGTCCAGGAGAACATGGACGTTCTCGGCTACTCTCTGGCGGAGGACAGCCAGGCTGCTGGCAAGTGGAACACCGATCGTGGGGGCGAGTATCGGACCTTCGGCGTCGGGAAGGCCATCGCTGGTCGGCGTGCTGACCTCTGCATCATCGACGATCCGGTGTCGGGGCGCGAGGCTGCTGAGAGCCAGAACGACCGCGATCGCGTGTGGCGCTGGTACACTGGCGACGTGTACAACCGACTGAAGCCTGGTGGGCGCATCCTCCTGATCATGACTCGGTGGCATGAGGACGATCTTGGGGGACGGCTGCTGCAGGAGATGGACAGTGGTGGGGACCAGTGGGAGGTCATCCGCCTCCCCGCCCTGGCAGAGCCCGAGCCTGGTCGGCCCGACCCCCTCGGCCGCCGCGCCGGGGAGGCTCTGTGGCCGGAGTGGGAGGACGCCGAGGCGCTGGACCGCAAGCGGCGAGTCTCGGGCGATCGCGAGTGGACGAGTCAGTTTCAGCAGAGGCCGGCTCCTGTCGACGGCATCCTGTTCCGGAGCGAGCATCTGAGGATCGTGCCCGACGTCCCCTCGGGCGACACGGTGGAGGAGGAGTGCCGAGCGTGGGATCTCGCGGCCACCGAGCAGGTGGGGACGCGCGATCCCGACTGGACTGTGGGGGTGCGCATTGCGCGTCTGTCCTCCGGAAGGTACCTGGTGCGGGATGTTGTTCGACTTCGCGGTGGGCCGCAGGACGTCGAGGCGGCCATCCTTGACACGGCGACCGACGACGGTCCGGACGTGCGCATCTCGCTTCCCCAGGATCCTGGGCAGGCGGGCAAGGCGCAGGTGGCCTACCTCGTCGGGCGTCTGGCGGGATACATCGTGCGGTCGAGCACTGAGTCTGGCAGCAAGTCCACCCGCGCCATGCCGGTGGCCTCTCAGTCGGAGGTGGGCAACCTGCTCATCCTCGACCGCCACTGGACGCGCACCCTCGTCGCCGAGATGGAGACGTTCCCGTCTGGGAGCAAGGACGACCAGGTCGATGCTCTCTCGCGCGCGTTCTCCGATGTTGTGCGCACGTCGAGCGCGGAGGCGATGATCGCCCACCTGCGCGGGGAGATCACCCGCAGCCAGGAGGAGCGGAGCAGTCCCTCTCGTCCGGTGCCCGGAGACGCCTCGCCGTCCCAGTCTCTGGTTCGGGTCTACAGGGAGACCGCGGCCTCTCTTCGGAGAGCCGAGGTGGTCTGCATGCGCTGCCGGCAGGTGGTCGGCGCCAGCAGAGTTGAGGATGGAGTCAGCGTCTGGCACACTGAGTGCTTCTAGAGGAGAGAGAGATGGCCAAGGGAAAGAAGCGCGGCGGTGGCGCCCCAGTGAGGAGTGTGCAGGGCCGTCTGGTGAAGGGGCCGACAGTAGGGCCGGGTGCGTCGTCTGTGCCACTCGGTCCTGGGTTCGGCAGCAGCGGTGGTGTTCAGTCGACGCAGTCGCCAGCTGCTCTCGCCCCTCGTCCGCACATGGCGGGGAGTGTGGGGCAGGGTCCGGCTGGGCAGCCGCGCACTGGGCATCCTCCAGTGTTCGGGCCTCATGACTCCAAGTACAACGACCAGGTGTCGAACGTCCCCTACACCATCCAGGACGTGGACATCTCGCGGAACTGGTTCTCCCCGTTCCAGCCGATCACCCCGTTCGGCCCCCCGAACATCCAGTTTCCGCGCGAGTGGGACTACCCCACTGGCGACAACCTCAACTTCACGACGCCTCGCATGGTGCTCATGCAGAAGCTGCGTCTGATGTCTCGCTCCTGGGGCGTGCTGCGCGCCATCATCCAGACGCGCAAGGACCAGATGCTGCGGCTGCCCTGGGAGTTCCAGGTGAGGGACAAGCCGCGCAAGGTGAACAACCACGTCCAGGAGATGCGTGACTTCTTCCGCCGACCGGACGGCAAGCGGACGTTCGTGCAGTGGTCCCGCATGATCCTCGAGGACCTGTTCGTGATCGATGCTCCGACCCTCTACGTTGGACACCGCAACATGGGCGGCCAGCCTCTCTGCGTCGAGGTGCTGGATGGAGCCACCATCAAGGTCCTCATCGACGACGCTGGCCGGGTGCCGGACTACCCCTCCCCGGCATACCAGCAGGTGATCAAGGGCCTGCCGATGGTGAACTTCGACGAGAGCGAGCTGGTCTACGCTCCGATGAACCCGACCCCGGAGAACCCGATCTACGGCTTCTCTCCAGTCGAGCACATCTACATGGAGGTCAACGAGGCCATCCGGAAGACGATGTACACGCTCGGCTTCTGGACCGAGGGCAACCTGCCTGACCTCATCATGTCGGTTCCCAAGGACTGGACGCCCACCCAGATTGCCTCGTTCCAGGCGCTGATGGACTCGGAGCTGTCCGGGAACCTTGCGCGCAAGTCCAAGATGCGTTTCGTCCCGGAGGGGATGAGGCCGTACGACATCAAGAACGCATCGGGAGAGGGACTGGCGTCTCAGCGTGATGAGATGCTCATCCGGCTCGCGTGCTACGCATTCTCAGTCTCGCCGACGCCGTTCATCAAGGGAACCAACCGAGCCACTGCCCAGTCGGCGGCCGAGCAGGCCACGCAGGAGGGCCTGTACCCCCTGATGGAGTGGTTCAAGTCCTGCGTCATGGACCGCATCATCCAGGACGAGTTCGGCTACGACGACGTGGAGTTCGTCTGGAAGGCTCAGCCGGAGGTCGACCAGCTGAAGCGGTCGCAGATCTTCGCGAACTACGTCCGCGCCGGCATCATGTCGATCGACGAGATCCGCGACCAGATGGACATGCAGCCTGTTCCGGGCGGCGAGCAGATCCTCATCTACACCAACAACGGGGTGGCCACTCTGCAGGACGCCATCGCTGCGGGCAGGCTGGCGTCCCAGGCTCCTGACCCTGCTGCGGCCGGAGACGGCAGCAACTCTGCGGGTGGAGGTCGTCCCAGCGGTGCGGCCACCGAGAGTGGTGCGCAGCGAGCGGACGCCGAGAAGGTGCTCGCTCTGCACGAGGACGTGGTCGAGGACACCGAGGATCTCTACGCTCGCATACACGAGCTGGAGCAGCAGCTGGAGGCGATGAATGCAGCGGACTAGCCACATCTCCAAGGGCCTGGGGATGCATCCTCAGCGCCCGCAGGACGAGGACGACACTCTTCGGAAGCAGACCAGCGGGGAGGGGGAGAAAAGTCTTTCGCGACGCGGCGCTCTCCCCTATAGTTCTGCTCAGAACGAGAGCGATGGCTCACCAGAGGAGAGATCGAAGTGACCGCACCGACCGTAGTTATGATTGCGCCTGTTGGCTTTGGCGGTGTTGTCACCAACACTCCGAGCGGCACCGTGTACACGCCGAACGCCTATGGCCAGATCACTGCAGTGGCGACCGACGTCAACGTGCTCGAGACCCTCGGCTTCTATCCGCTGACCGTGGCCACCCAGCCGATCGCCCAGCTGCTCGGCGCCAACATGAATGCCACCACCGACCAGGCGCTGACGATGCTCCTGCCGGCGAGCATGGTGTTCGTGCCGCGCCGCATCGTGGTGACCAACGCCAGCACCTCGCTGACCACTGCGGCTGGCGGCGTCTACGACGCTGCCTCCAAGGGCGGCAACGCCATTGTCGCGTCGAGTCAGGCATACTCGGCTCTGACGACAGCTGGCGCTGCCATCTACCTGACGATTGCAGCCTTCCGTCGCGAGGCTGCTGCCACCAAGCTGTACCTGTCGCTGACGACTGCGCAGGGTGCTGCTGCCACTGCCGACGTGTACGTGTACGGCGACGCGATCGCCCAGTAGTGGAGTCTCTGACATGACTGTCTCTGTTGGCCAGATTGTTACCTACACTCCGCACGGACCTGCCAAGTCGCAGAACCCTCGTGCGGCAGCGACCTATCCGGCCATCGTGACGGCAGTCATCGATCAGAACACGGTCAATCTTCTTGTATTCCGCGATCTTGACTCTCCTCTGACTCTGGAGCGTGTCAAGAACAGCACGGCGGCACACTCATGGATGTGAAATACGCAGGCTTCCAGCGATATCTTCCGTTTGCCAAGGTGGACGACGAGCAGCGCATGGTGTGGGGCTACGCCTCCACCCCCGCTCTGGACCTCGACGACGAGGTTGTCAAGCTGGGCGCGATCAAGGATGCTCTCCCGGACTACATGGAGTGGGGGAACATCCGCGAGATGCACCAGCCGTCCGCCGTGGGCGTGGCTGCCGAGACCCGCGTGGACGAGAAGGGCCTCTGGCTCGGCGCCCACGTCTCGGACGACCAGGCCTGGAAGAAGTGCAAGCCGACTGTTCTTGCCGACGGCACGATCCTTCCTCCTGTGTACAAGGGCTTCTCCATCGGTGGTCAGGTCACCCGCAAGGTTGGCAAGTCCATCGAGTCCCTCAAGCTCATCGAGATCTCTCTCGTGGACCGTCCGGCCAATCCGGAGTGCCGCATCGAGGTGGTCAAGGGTGCTCAGGTCGTGAGCAGTGGGGAGGCTCGGCTCGTTCGGGCCGCCGAGCTGCCCATGGGCGATCTGACTGTCGAGGAGGTCCCTGACATTGGTCTGTTCAGCCGTGCTCTCCGCAAGATGGGTCTTCGTCTGGGCATTGTCAAGGGCTATGGCGGATCCGACGTGGTCTCCGGTCATGACCTCACCCATCCATCTGGCACTGCTGTGGGCGAGCACACGCACACGCACACCGAGCATGGCATGCTTCCCAGCGTGGCAGACGACATGCCCAAGGACCCGGCCAATCCGGGTGAGGGTGCTCTCCACGACGCGTTTCGCTCCCACCTCCTCCCGCTCGACAAGGATGCGGGAGAGGAGGCCAAGAAGCCGTATGGCGATGTGCACTATGCCGACCCTGGCTACCAGTCGGACGGCAAGCATCGCTATCCGGTAGACAGCGAGCAGCATGTTCGTGCCGCCTGGAGCTACATCCACCAGGGTAATAACCGCACCCCCTACACCGCAGAGCAGCTCTCTCACATCGAGAGCGCCATCGTCTCCGCCTGGCACAGCATCATTGGGGGGGAGGGTCCTCCCTCCGCCGCCAAGGCGCTCGGCATCAGCGAGGATGTGGCCAAGGCTCTGTGGAACATTGGTCCTCTGGCCGACGCCGCCCAGTCCCTCGCCATAACGGCGAACTCCCTGTCCTGGGAGTTCAGCGACGAGGGTGGCGACACGCCAGACTCCGAGATGGCCGACGAGGCTCGTGCTCTCGCTGCCAGGACCGCTCGACTGATTGCGCAGATTGCTGAGCATGAGGCCGGCGAGATCGAGTCTACATCTACCACCAAAGGAGCTGCAACAATGCCGAACACCGAGGAGCTCGCGAAGCGGGTGAGCCGTGCTGCCCAGGAGCACCTTGACCGTGCTCAGCATCACATCACCAAGGCTGCCGCCTGCCAAAAGGAGGCCATGTCCTGCTGCAAGTCCCTTGCCGCCATGCACAAGGAGGCGGCCATGAAGGCTGCTGCCGGCGACATGGCCAAGGACGCGGGCGCTGGCTTCGACCACAACGCTGCTGCCGACCACGTCGTGAAGATGCACGGTGCGCTGACCCAGATGATGGATCACCACGAGATGGCCTCTCACCACATTGGCAAGGCTGCTGGCAACGTCGACACCGGCGAGGCCACCCAGTGGACCGGCGAGCGCGTCGGCACCGCTCCTGTGTCCAACAGCGGCGTGCAGGTTCCGGCTGACGGCCCGATGCCGGGCAAGGCAGCTGGCACCTACACCCAGTCTGAGGTTGACCTCATGGTCAAGAATGCGGCCCTTGAGGCTGAGCTCGGTGCTCTGCGCAAGTCTCCGGCTGGTGTCCGTCGCGGCATCAACTTCAACCCGGCGACTGAGCTGGCTGCCACCGTGGGCACCGACAAGCAGTCGGTTCTGCTTCGCGGCGTCAACGTCGATCCGAGTGATGCCGACAGTGTCTCCAAGGGCACTGCTCGCATGATCGGCAACATGCTCTCCAATCCGGGCATGTTCGGCAAGAACCCGTCCACTGATCCCACGTTCAATGGCGCCGCTGGCTGAGCGCTGACTTAGAAGGAGCTACACAAGATGAGCGGCACCAACTACGCGGCACTCCTGGCCGACGACAACTTCGTGAAGGGGCTGTCCGACAAGCTCGGACTGCAGAAGGCTGACACCGTCAGCAACGCGACCGGCCTGCTCTGGTACGACCTGCGTCCGGTCGTCCAGATGCTGTACCCGTTCCGCGAGCTGATCCCCTGCATCAGCAAGCTGCCCCGCGTCAGCTACGATGGCGGCAATGCCTTCCACTGGAAGCGCATCACCGCGATCAACACGGCCAACGTGTCGGCCGGCGTGTCCGAGGGCAATCGCGGTGCTCGCATCGCAATCACCGTGCAGGACCAGTCCGCGACCTACAAGACCCTGGGCCTCGAGTCCAGCGTCACGTTCGAGTCGCGCCTCGGCTCTCTGAACCTCCAGCCGGAGGCTCTGGGCACCGCGGTCCAGTCGACCCTGCGCTCGACCATGATCTCCGAGGAGCAGACTCTGATCCTCGGCAACGCCAGCACCCAGCTTGGTCAGGTCGGCACCGTGTCCCTGTCCGCAGCTGGCACCGGCGGCACCATCCCGACTGGCACTCCGGGCCTGTACGTGATGTGCGTTGCCCTGTCGGGCCTCGCGTGGCTGAACTACACTCCGTACAACTCGGTCACGGGTCTCGGCGGCGTTCCGGGCCAGGTCACGAAGGTGAACGCGGATGGCTCCAGCGACATGTTCGGTGGCGGCTCGAGCAAGCCCTCCGCTGAGGTCTCGGTCAACGTCACTCTCGGCCAGAAGGTCACCGCCTCGGTGGCTGCTGTTCCGGGTGCCGTTGCCTATGCCTGGTATGTCGGCGCCACCACTGGCTCCGAGGTACTGGCTGGCATCACCGCTGCGAACGAGCTGATCATCAGCAAGATCCCGGCGAGCGGCCAGCCGATCACCAAGCTGCAGGTTGGCGGCATCTACCAGGACAACTCGACGAACGGCCTCCTGCCCGACGGCATCCTGTCTCAGATCTTCGGGTCTGTGTTCGGTGGTGCGCCGAGCGTGGCCATGGCGACCAACTCCTCGCTTCCGACGAACGTCTCCCTGACGGGTGGCGGCTCGCTGGTGTACACCGCTCCGACGGCCAACACTGGCCTGACGATCGCCGGCACCAACGTCGCTGAGTTCGACGCGCTGCTGCAGGCTGCCTACGACCAGTACAAGATCGGGTTCGACAAGATCTACATGTCGAGCACCGACATCGCGAACTTCTCGGGGACCATGATGGCCTCCGGGACGAGCTCGATGTTCCGCATCCTGTTCGACGCCGACCAGGAGACGGGTCGCATCGTGGCTGGTCGCCGCGTGACCTCCTACCTCAACAAGTTCTTCGGTAACACGCTGGACATCGAGATCCATCCGTACCTGCCGCCTGGCATGGTGCTGTTCTGGTCCGACCGTCCTCCGTACGAGCTCTCGGGGGTGGCCAACATCCTCGAGGCGCACGTCCGTCAGGACTACTACCAGATCCAGTGGCCGCTCGCGACTCGTCGCTACGAGTATGGCGTCTACGTGGACGAGGTCTTCGCCTGCTACTTCACTCCGGCGTTTGCGGCGATCACCAACCTGAACCCGCCGACTGGCGCCCCGACCATCTAATGTCGGGTGATGTGCTCTTCCGGGCAGCTGACCCCTCGACCGAGCATGTCTCGGTCGGGGGCGAGGCCCTGGAGCATGTCGGGGGTGGCGTGTTTCGCGTCATCGCTCGGCTTGTGGAGACCTTTCGTCAGACGCTGGGGCATCGCTTCACGGAGGTTGGCAAGGACGATGCGGCACCAGCCGCGCCTGCCCCCACCCCCGCTCCTC